CACCAATCAGTCCAGCAATACCGGGGGCAAGCAATGCCATGTCCGCGATGTCATACGGGTCCTTTGGCATATCACCGTAGCTGAACTCATTGAGAGCCCGGCCTGCACCGGCAATACCCATCAGGTCCGATGCCTGTATGGTCTTGGCTACGTCCGCCAGCGGCAGCGGCACGGTCTCCAGACCTTTCGGCTGATTGATCTCGCCAGACGAGTCCATCCGGGGGTATAGCGAGAGCCCTACGGGGAACGGGACCTTAGGTCCACCCTGAGGCATCAACCGGTCCACGAGCGCGTTCTGGGCCGATCTAGACCGCTTGTCAATGTCAGCCAAGAAGTCAGACACAGCCCCCATGGCTTTACCGCGGGGTCGGTTGATCACCTCCGGCATCGGTGGCTTGAGGATGTGGGCTTGCCGGTCGTATACCTTTTCGGTAGGCTCTGGCAACCCAAATAAAGCACGGGCTTCTTGTTCGGTCATGGTTAACCCTCCAGCCGACATCATATCCCGGGCGGGATGTCAAGTCACTAAAAGTTGGCGGCTGGCCTCGAACCCAGCGCATACCCCCGCCGGGGCTGTTCTTCCCACCGATGCCTCGGCCCACCTTTTGGTGGATTTTCTGAACTACACCAACAAGGATGGGGACCGGGAGGCAGTTGGCGACGCGCAGTTAAGCACCCAGTCGTTTCCCACGGCGATCCCCATGCTTTTTGGAACTCACATTATAAACCGATCCTTGAAATACGCTTTAAAGTCGCCGGTCCAACACTTGGTCCCAAAGTGCTTACACGTCTCCTCAATGTCTGCATAGATCGAATACCCAGCATCTCGGATCTTGTGGCACAACACCAAGTCTTCCGACTGGATCCAACCGTCCAGCGTCTTGATCTCAAAGATCATCCGGCGCATCTTGTCGCCATCGTTGTACTCCGCACTCGCCGCGGCTACAGCCTCCATGACCGGGCGCGTCATCCGTAAGAACCCAGTCCCGATAGCCCGTACATCCAGCAGCTTCAGCTTAGGATCCCACAGATGTTCTTCCATGCGCTCTGGGCGGATGTTGTACCGCTCCTCATCTATCTTCATCCGTACCGGCACCCCAACCACGTCGACCGGGTGGCTGATCACCCTGAAGAACGTCTCGGCTGAGAACTCCTGATCGGCATCAATGAACACCACGTCATCCATCCCGTCATCCAGCGCATTGCACAGCAGGCGGTTGCGGACCAGCGGCAACAGCGAGTCATACATCCAATATTTTAGGAAAAACTCACAGTCAGGGACCATCGTGGACAGCCTGAAGATCTCCGCCATGGCCATCGAGAAACCACAGGAGACCTTGCCGTCATACGTCGGCACCAGTATTGCAATCTTCCTCATTATCCTTCCCCTTGTTTATTGTTTCGCATTCAGGGCAGACGTTCTCCGCCCACTTCACCTCAAACAACTTCTTGCAGTTTGTGCAGTACCCCAGTAGGGCTGACTCATCACTAAACATCAGTGCGCATCCGGATTCAGGTTGACCTGCCACATAACGATAGGCGAAGTCTCCCCGACGTACTTCTCCACTACGCCGTGAACAATCCATGCCATCGCCTCGGCCTCGCTGATCCCGTCTGCAGCCATCATCTGCCTGACCATCTTCTCCCCGTCATAGATTACGCGGGTTACCAAATCTTCGTTGTCCCAAGTCTTACAAGCGCCCAACTCGCACGCCTCAAAGTCCCTGATCCTCATCGCTGTGTCGTTACTGTGCATATGGGTTAGTCCTTTTGGTTCGGCCACTATCTATAAAGTCGTCTTCGTCCCAGTCGTCCTCAGGCGGTGGGTCGATCTCTAGCCAGCCAGCATCCCGGAGGTACCTCAAAGCCTGCGTACAGGCGTCCACAAAGTCGTCATGAGTAGACTCAGGGAAGCTGCAGATCTGGCTCACAAAGCCTTCTGCCCAGTCCCGCACATACCCTTTGCGCTGGCTGCTCTCCGGTATCCATACCCGGCCCCGGGCAATGATGTTGGACACAATGTTCAGGCGCTGCATCTTGTCGGCTCGGCCGGGGTTGTATGCCCTGATCGGCAGGTGCGCCCGTTGCAAGTCTTGGATCAGACTGATACCTGCGGACTTGTCCTCGATCAGCAGGAGATCCACCCGTTTCTTTTCCTTACCCTCGCCATAAACGGTGCCATACTCTTCGATGACCTTTGGCCTGAGGTCAGGGTACTGCAGCCGCTCCTGCCAGCAGTCTATGACCATGACGGCCATCGGACCGTCCAAGGGTTTAAATACCCCAAACGTAATGCAGGCGGTCGGATCATTGGCCACCTTCTCACTGGTTGCCACGTCATAGGACTGCAGGATGTATTCAAACTTTGGAAACTCTTTGCCATCAGGCCACAGTCGGAACATCTCCCGCTTGACAATTCCGCTTTCTTCAGGGTCAATAATCTCAGCGTAGATCTCCTGCCGACCCAGCTTCGTCCCTTCATACTGCAGCACCTGCGCTTTGAAGTTGGTGCTGAGGTTCTGAAGATTGGTGTACGTCGAGGCGGTCGTTACCTTGACGTCATCGCCGTCCCTTCCCACTAGGTCAATGATCAGATCCTTGGGCCGCGGCGTGGTGGTGCAGATGATCCTTGTGCGGGTTCCCAGACGGACGGAGAACATGATCTGATCCCATGCGGCCTGCAGGTATTCCCATGCCGCAAGCTCGTCACACCATGCCCCATGAAACTGGGGACCGCGGAACCGCTCGGGCTCACTGGCCGGGATGCCCTTGAGCAGCGAGCCGTTGATCAGTTTGATCTCGTGGTATGCCCGGTTGTAGTCCTCAATCAGTTTTTCAGGGATAACCGAAATCAAACCCGAATCCCCTTCCATGGCGGTCCCGCGGACATCACCGCTTGTTGGAGCCGCTACAAGCCATCGGGTGCCCGGCTCGGTCCATGCCCACCATGCAATCTCCTGAGCGGCGTAGCGGGTCTTCCCGGCTCCCCTCCCGGCCAATAAAACGTGAATTGACCACCACGTACCGGGCGGACTGATCTGGTGCTTGTGGGCCGCCTGCAGCCACTTCATCCGCCATGCCCATGCGACCTGATCCTCAAGCGACATCAGGCCAAACTTGCGCTTGGTTTCCGGGTCTTTCAGCAGTTCAAGCATGTCCGAGTCCATCAAAACCCCTGAAAACGCACTGGCTTCCCACCTTGGCTGATACTGGCCGGCGAGCGAGCGAGACAATTTCCCACTTTACCCCCCAAAAACAGGGCAAAAATGGGACGTCACTCTTCAACCTGACGTTTCATCTCGACGTTTTGCAGCACCGAGTCGAACAGTTCCTTGGCATCCAAGGACACCGCCAGTGGGTTATTCTTGTCACCAGCCAATTGAACCCGGGCACCGTATCTGTTAGGGCTCCAGCAGGACAGCAGCTTCATGCGTTGTTCGGTCCGTAGCTTCATCCACTGGACATAGCCCGGATCTATGCGGGTTCCACCCTTGGAATCCTCGACATACCGCGGCTCGGCGTCAATCATAGCCAGCGTATCTTGGGCAATTGCTTCGACCCCATTTTCACGCGCGAGTGCGACCCGTTCGGAAAAACCGTCGCGGGTTTCCATCCAACTATAAACCGTCACCCATTCTGGAAAGCCTTCGGTCCTACAGATGGCGCGTAGTGGTTCGCCTTGGGATAGGCGCATACAGATCTCGTCTTCGATCTCTTGGGTCCATTTGGATGGCCTGCCGCGTTTTTTCTTGGCTACGTCTTGCGCGATTTTGGAAAGCTCGGCTTCTAGCCCTTCCTGCGTTATCGGCGGCTCACTGCGCGTCTGAGCGCGTTTAAGGGCCATGTCGGCGTCGAATGCGGCCTCGATGCTTGCGGCTTCGGCGTCCGACACGGCTTTTGTTTTGCGGGGTTTTTTTGGCGCGTCCGACATTATTCCAGTCTCGTTGCGGTAAAACCCCAATTCTACAGCAATGTCAAGATTTTGCTTCAAGCCACTCCAAAATGTTTTGCAGGCCCTTGACGGTCTTCTCGGCCTCCGCCTTGGTCAGCACCACATAGAACATCGCCCCATCGCAGGACAGGTGAAGCCAGACCCCATCGTCATGGTCGGCCATTGATACGCGGACGCCCCGCATCTCTGTCCTGAATTCTGTTGTCTCTACTTCTTGGTCCATTGGTTTCTCCTTGTGGGGGCCGAAGCCCCCGTGTGTGTTAAGCGGCTTGGAAGTACTGGTCAATCGGACGGGCGAAGTCCTGCGGGTTGCGGCCGAACTCGATGCCGAGACGGAACGATGCCTCCTCCTTGGACACGCCATATGCGGCATCGCCCAACTGTCCTAAGTTGTCTGTGTAGTAAGCAACCCAAAGTTTCAGGCTGCGGTCGTAGTAGGTGTTCAGCATTTGATCTCTCCTTAGTAGGTGTAGAAGCCGGGGACTGCCCCGATGTAGCCGCCACGGGCTGTCTTGCGGCTCAGGAGTTCTGAGTAATCAAGAGCGCCTACCCAGCGGCCCCAAGCCTCGATGAAGAACACAACGTGACGTGCTGGGGTGCCGTTCTGGTCGAAGTAGGTGCCGGCCTTCGCTGCTGCTGCCGCGGTTGCTTTCTCGGCGGCTTCCTTCGTGCCGTAGTTCTTGCACGGCTGCTTGTTGCTTGCGCGGTACTCTTCGATGCGTGCGGTTACTGTGTCGATAATGTTCATTTGGTCTTCCTTTCTCTGTTGGGTTGGGGGCCGGAGCCCCCGGGGTTTTGATTAAGCTGGGCAACCTGCCATCCACCAACGAGCCACTGTGATGGCACGCTGACGGTTGTTTTCTTCCCAGAACACTTTTCCGCCGTCAACCAGAACGGCGTGGTAAACCTCTGAAGGACCAAA